ATAAAGAAGGTAATCATCAGGAAGAGGATCACGAACGATCTCGCCGAAAGATAAGCGGCATAAACGAGCAAGGTGAATCCGGTCGGTATGAAGTACTCGAATACTGGGGGAACATTGACGGACACGAACTCAAGGAAGAAGGGTTTGAGTTTGAAGAAGGCGCCGACCTTTCAGAAGATTTCTCAGTCTGTATCTGGATCTGCAAAGACAAGATCCTAAAGATTATGTTGAACCCGATCTCGGGCTACAAGATCCCTTACATGATTTTCCCTTATGAGAAGTCGCCTCACGCCTTTTGGGGAACTGGCGTTCCATCAATGATGCGAGACAGCCAGACAACCATGAATGCTGCGACCCGCATATGGATCGACAACATGGCTTTGTCTTCGGGACCATTAGTGGAAGTAAACACTGACTTACTAGCAGACGGCGAAGACCCAACTGACATACACCCGTGGCGAGTGTTTCTTCGTAGCGGCGGTGATGGCTCTATGCCAGCGGTAAGATTTTATCAGCCTATAGCGAACGCGAACGGCTTGAACCAGATAGTTGAATTGTTTAGACGGTTTGCGGATGAGACTACGTCCCTCCCCTCTTATACGCATGGTGAGCAAACTAGATCACTCAATAAAACAGCTACCGGAATATCAATGCTAATGGGTGCAGCAAACGTTGCGCTTAAATCGACAATAAAGAATATCGATGACTTCCTTCTCGAACCTATGGTGGAAAGTTTATTCCATTACAACATGGAGTTCGGGCTTGATGAGGAAGCAAAGGGCGACTTAAAAATCGTCCCGAGAGGTAGCACGGCTCTCGTTCAAAAGGAAGTGCAGTCCCAACGGCTTTTACAGTTTTTAAGCCTTGTAAGTAACCCCATGGATGCGGCTTTAGTGGACCGAGGTCAATTGCTCAAAGATATAGCAAAGAGCATGGACATCGATCCAGACGAAATACTGAAATCTACGGAGCAATTACAAGCTGAACAACAAGCACTCCAAAATCAAGCTATCGCCGGAGCAAGCCAGGGCGGTCCTATGGCTGAGAACTCAGCACCAATGGGACCACCTCCAAACGCTCCTATGTGATCGACTTGAGGATTCTCAAGAACGATTAGCAGTAGCAGACGAAACGAATTTTAGGTTCGAGCAAGGGCGACTCAGTGAGCTGGGTTTCCTTCTGGAACTAGAAAGTTCAGCGAAAGCTGTACTAGGAACTACGCAGACCCGTGCCAATCGGATATCTGCGCTTTAAAAACGAACATCCAAAAGGACTCGTAACAAATGGCAAATAGAAATGACCCAGAGCTACTAGAACAAGAAGCCAAGCAAATGATGGAGGATATTCGGAAGCAGCAAGCTGAACCCACGGCAGTGGATACTCAGCAACCTGAAGAAGAAATCATCCAAGAAGCCCCCGACGAGCAGCCGGAACAGGTGGAATTTGAGGCAGAAGCTCCTAGCGAAGATGAAGATGGCGGCGAAGAACCATCAGAGCTAGACGTCCTTACGTCGAGAATCGACAAAGCGGAACGTGCGATGAAAGGCGCTCAGGCGAAAATGACTAAGAGCAACCAAGAGGCAAGCGAACTGCGACAAAAAAACGCAGAACTCGTATCGGCTGTTGGTGACTTAAAAAGTCAAGTCTTAGAAAAGCAACGTGATGAATCGAAGATAAAACAGCTCAGGGAGGATTACCCTGATTTTGAACCACTCTTCGATGATAACGAAGCCCTAAGAGCGGAACTTGGAAGGACTAACGAATCTTTAACAGCGGCAAAGCAGGATAGGCAAAACATACAGGAGCAAAAGTTACACGATGCTCACTTCGCGAAAATCGAAGAAGCGCATCCAGATGTAACTGAGATCACTCAAACAAGTGATTGGGCTTTGTGGTTAGACGCTCAAGGTACTGACGTTCAACATTATGTTGATGCCGGTAGCGCGAACGATGTCAATTATGTTCTAAGCAAGTTTAAAGAGGATTTAAGAATTGCAGTTCCAACGCCGCGAGAAGCTGCTCTCGAAAAGGCACACTCGGCTGCAACGCCGAAGATGCCAAAAGTTCGGAAGCAGAAAGCTGGTGGAAAGAAGTCTTGGACGGTCGATGACATCACACAGATGCCATTACATGAATTTGAACAGCATAAAGCTGAAATTCTAAGAGACATGTCAGAGGGTTCGATTCGCCGTTAATTATTTTTCTCGCATGAGGATTTTTTAAAATGGCATTTGGACATAGTACGGGTACTACCTCGGAGGTGAACTTCATCCCCGAGATATTTAGCAAGTTACTTCAAGCTAAATTTTACAAGGAGTCGGTTTTACCGGCAATTTCTAACACGGATTACCAGGGCGAAATTTCTGGGCAAGGCGACAAGGTAACAATCAGAACAGTTCCGGCTGTAACGATTGGTGACTACGCTGGATCGATATCCACACAAGAACTGACTACAGCTAAAGTTGAGCTTTTGATTGATAAAGCGAAATACTACAGCTTCGAGGTTCAGGATATTTTGAAAGCTCAGTCGAATATCGACCTTCTGGAAGCTGCATCTGGTGATGCTGCTCAAGGAATGCGAGTCGCGGTTGAGACAGACGTATTGTCTGGCATCGTTACTGGAGCCACTACTGTTGGCTCTCAGACAACGATTACAGCAAGTAACGTTCTGACTACGATCCTTGGCATGTCTACTGCTCTCGACAACCTTAACATTCCAGAGGAAGGGCGATTCATCGTTGTTTCTCCAGAATTCGTTAGTTTGTTGAAGCAATCAGAATTGCGTCAAGCCTATCTCACAGGAGATTCAACCAGCCCTCTCAGGAATGGCATGGTAGGTATGGTAGACAGGTTTACTGTTTATCAGTCCAACATGCTTTACACACCTGGCTCTGGTGCTGACAGTGGTTACACGCACATTGTCGCAGGACATCCGAAGGCGATTTCTTTCGCCAGCCAATTCACCAATACGGAAACCATTCGCATGGAATCTAAATTTGGCGATGCGGTTCGTGGTCTTCAAGTATACGGCTCAAAAGTCGTTGTACCTGATGCACTTGTAATCGGTAAGTGGACTTAATAGTCCTATCGTGGGGGGAGCCTTCGGGTTCCCCTTTCTTTAAAGGAATCAAATGAGCGTCAAGACAGAAAAAGACGAACTGTTTACCACAGCCAAATCAGACTTTAACGTGACTTTAGACCGCCGGTTAAAACTTAGCGAATTGAAAGATCAGCTAGAGCGGCTAAAGCATAGTAAAGCCAACCCTGTCGCTGCGCCAAAAATAAAGACGCCTAAAACAGTTAGGAACATATTTACGGGGAATTCATTTCCGTACACCGAAGCGTTTGAGGGTCTTCCCGATCTAGAAGTAACTGAATGGGAGGAAGCCGATGGCGACGATTAAGGTTGTCGATGTCTTAAACAACGCAAAAATAATACTGCAAGACTCTGGTGCGGTCAGGTATGCAAACGCAAGTCTGTTGAAATTTTTCAATGATGGGCAGCGAGAAGTAGTACTTCATAGACCTGATGCAAACGTAGCAGCGGCAACTTTCGCTTGCGCTAACGGGAGTAAACAGGCTCTACCAGCAGCAGCACTGAGGTTGATTAACGTCATCCGAAACACAAGTGGGAGAGCAGTAAGCCCAGTAGATAGATCAATGCTAGACCAGAATCTTCCAAACTGGCACGAAAAAATAGCTGGAGTCGCAGGGATAGAACACTTCGTCTACGAAGCTACTGATCCTAAGAATTTTTACGTCTTCCCGAAAGCGGTAAGCGGAACCCACTCTATAGAGATCGTGTACAGCACTATACCCACCGACATAGCTATCAGTAACTTTTCAAGCGCAACCACTGTGATTGGGTTAGATGACGTATATGCAAACTGCTTAACGGATTACGTTCTATATAGGGCTTATCAAATCGATAGCGCAGAAGGGAATATGTCTAGATCAGGAATGCATTTCCAAGCGTTCTTACAAAGCCTCGGAGTCAAAACAAAATCTGATGCAGCGGCGTCACCTAGAGCGTTAGGAGTAAGAGGATGAAGTACGATGACTTTACCGATTTCGTAAGACCCGAATGCCAGGGCGCCCCTCAGTTTATGATTGAGAAGGTAGTGAGAGATTCTGCGATTGAGTTCTGTAAAAGAACCGGAGTCTACATTCCCGAAGCCGAAGAGATAATTCTTTCCGCTGGCGTTAATGATTATGACTTAACCCTTCCAGCGGGTACTGAGCTTAACTACATCACCGATATCTTTATGAACAAGACGCGACTCAAGGCTGTCAGTTACAGCGAGTTGTTGCATACCATTGGAGACGGCAAAGAAAGAGCAACTCCTGCCTATTACAGTCAGCGGGATAACACGACTTTCTACCTGGCTCCCATTCCAGCGGCAGCAGCAACGATTAGAGTCCTGTGCAGCTTGAAGCCTTCAGCTACCAGCACCAGCATCCCCGACACAATAGGTAAAGAGAACAGAGAGGCTATTACTTCCGGCGCGTTATTCAGATTACAGATAATGCCCAACCAGCCCTTCTCTAACCCCAACATGGCGGCATCTAAAAAACAGCTATTTGATAGAGAAGTGAGCAAGGCTGTTCGTCAAGTGAAGTTTGGTTTTGCCGGTGGAAATTTAACGATCCGTAAAAGGGAATTCATCTAGTGGCATATTCCGCAACTCTAGACCTAGTTACCGGCGACACACTTCCAGAGCTGACGTTCACTCTGAAAAACAGCCATGTTGCTGCAACAGGACAAATCCTCGACGCAGAAGACAGCGCCACATGGGCTGCAATTAATGTGACAGGGGCAAGCGTCAGGCTCAGGCTAAGAGAAGTTGGTTCGACAACAATCAAAAGCACTCTTACCTGTTCATTAACTGCGCCGACTTTGGGTCAAGTCGCGACTAACTTCCCCGCAGGAACTCTGGATACGGCTGGAGTATACGAGGGCGAAATAGAGATAACGTTCAACAACGGTGGCATACAAACCGTTTACGACCTGATCAAGCTCAAAGTCAGGAGCGATTTTGACTAATGGCTAGACGGTTAGAAGTTACATACGCCAAGCTTAAAGCTGAGATAGCTTATCAGCTAGTAAAAGGCGACATCACATGGAATGAGTTAAAAGCTACCCAGGTAGATTTAAACTACTACACGCTCAACCGATACTTTAACGATGCCCTAGCTCTTTCGGAAACTAGCTCACTGAATGTGGCGAAA